CTTTGACCATTTCCTCTCGTGACGCTCGCTTTCCCTTTGTTGCATATCCTGCGTTAGCAAGCGCTCGACCAATAGCACTAGTTTCACAATTCTCCAGCGCGCTTGTCGCATTGACACCTCGACCTTGAATCGTTTCCTCTGCAAGTCCTGTAGTCCATGGACGAATGTCCGCCTCTGTACGATATATAGCAGCCTCAACAATAAAACGGCCAGCGGCTGAATCCAGTATCTTTGTATGAATTTGTCCATCTGGGTGATCCTTCCAGAACTTAATGAGTCTTTCCTCTACTGTCTCATAATCTTCGAGATTAAACATACTGCTCATCCCTTTCAGTAATTAGTTCACAAGCTAGTGCAAGGTAAGCACACGCGTCGATATAGGAGTCAATGTGATCTGCGGTCTCTTGGAGTCTAGCCAACTTGACTTCGACCATCGCCAGACATGCTTGATGGTCTGAGATTGGTGTCTCAAGCATCTGTTGGAGTCGTAATGCGATTCTAGTTTGATTGATACGAGGATGACCATAAATTCGTCCTCGGTCTCCAATGATGTCAGTAGCTGATAATAAGACTTCACTTGCTTTCACACTCGCACCCTTTCTTTTGTCTCGTAGTAATTTCTAACAGCTTTGCGGCCTTTTAGATAACCTACGCGAATGCCGACAGTACGGCCTAGATGAAAATATAGTGCGGATAAGACAATCATGGCAACCAAGTCGCCTAATGATGGATCAAACATTAAAGAACCTCCAAAACCTTAGCCTTGAGATATTGGCGCAGCTCTTCATAATATGGACGGCTTGCCCACTCAGTTGGATAATCATGACGCACTGTATTGAGGATCTCTTCTAACGCGAATAACTGCTTTTCATCAATAACAAGCTTTACTGACTTGATTTCTGTTGCATTCATTTTGAGCCCTTTTCTATGGATGCCCTTCATCCATGGCTCAACTGTCTCACGCCCTAAGGGGGAATTTCTACATTTTAAGGTAACGAAATGGTAACGATTCTAGGTCGTCCATGTGGTCATCGATGTCCCGATCAAGCTCGTTATCTAGGTCGTCCATAGCGCTTGCCTGAGACTACGAATGTCCCATCCTTTTCGATGTAAATAAGATCGACCTGCACATTCTTGCCTTCGACGTACATGATGGCAAATGCCTGCTGCCAGTTAGCCGATCCCTTTGTGTATGAGGCCTTGCTAAAGTCCATAAGGTTGCCGACTTCTACGCCATGTAGAACACGCCCAATGCGGCCTCCAGAGGCCTCTGAGAAGGACGAACGCCCTGCCCTGTGTGTGTGTCCAGAGATGACGCTCTTACCATGCCTACGGGCTGCCTCAAGGGCTGATAGACCACCTTGAGACTTAATAGGAGTATGGTCGCCGTGAACTGCAATCCAGTTAGGCGCTATGTTGTACGGCTTCTTGTGAAAAGTAATGCCAAGCTCATCAAGGCGCATGAACTTCTCAAAGCGCAGCTCTGGCAATGACAGGAAGCTCGGGATCTTACGCATGATCTGCGTGTATAGCCGGTCTGTGTGATTAGACCGAATCATCTGTGTTACTTGGAGATCGTAAAGTACCTGAACAGCTTCATCGCGATCATCTCCCAAAGTCTGTTCATAAGCTTCTGGCGTTCCTTCTGACCACTTGCTAATTGTATTGAAATCAATCTCGTCACCTATTGTGACTACCTCATCTGGCTTAAAACTGCGTATAAATTGTGCTACATTTTTTACAGCTACTCGATCATGAAAGGGAACCTGTAGGTCACTCACTATGACAATGCGCTTCATCTAATCCTCGTCGTCGTCGTCGTCCTCGTAGGGTATTGGTGGCACGGCTGGGAGGTTAGGTATAATCCAGTCAGGATAAGAGTCTCGATCTGTAATAATTGCTAGGCAAAGATCAACTGCGAAGCCTGCCCTGCGTAGTGCGCGATACATCTCGTGCAGGCTAATAGCCCATGCGTCAAGCTGTGAGTAAGTATCTAGATCGATGACTTTCTTTCGTGCCATAATTAAAATTATCGCTCTAGAAGTATGTTGTAGATCTCATCGACACGCGAGTTAAGTCTCTTAATTTCAGAGAGAAGATGAGTGATGACATAACCTGCGAGCCCACCGATCACGGCAAGGCTGGCAAAGTAAAGGGTCATCAAGTCGGATACAGTCACTTTTTAGGGCTCGCGTAACCAAAGACTCCAGCTACTACTGAACCAAGGATGGCACGATAGTCCAGAGAGAAATTAGATGTAGTACCCCATACGCATAAGAATGCGCCTACTGCAATTACTGCCGGATGCTTCATGTTCATTTATTGTCCACCTATCATTGGGATATTGAAGAACGTACTGTCTGAATCGCCCTCGATAGTAAAGCTGATATGTGCGTGATGATTATGCTTATTGATCCCATCATAAGGACGCCAAGCCCAAGCCTTTTTAGATGAGGCAATGCGGCCATCGAAGATGATGTAACTGATCCTTTTATCGCCAGATTTTGCAGCGATTCGAATCTGATCGACCAGATCAGGCATGAGATCGGGCTTCCCGTTTTTGCCTGCAAGGTCGCGGTCAACATCGATGGCACGAACCCATCCTTGCTCATCTGGATTATGATCAGACTTGCGTGCAGCGTGTCGAGTATCGCCGATCCAGCCGTCCGAAGTTCGATCTCTATCTGGGAATGCATCATCGATCTGCTCTCTAAGCTGGATCGCTGATCGACTTAAACGTGGCTTCACAGTCGACACACTCCCATCGCTTTAGATCATTAAGTAGCAAAGAATCATGACCGCATTGCGGCATTGGTGCGATGAATGCATCATCAATCGGATCGTATGTATAACCGATACCTGCGTAATTAAATCGAATTTTGCTGTTGTAACTTGTCTTGACCCATTTACCGCCAAGATTGTCAATGATCCATTGATAGCCTTCATCGCCTGCTGGATCATTATTATCGCCTACGACGACTGAGATGACTTTGTTATCTGCGTCTAATTTAGCCCAATGACTCATACTGGATACCTCACAATTACTAGACCAGAACCGCCTGCGCCGCCAGTTAAGCCAGCACCGCCGCCACCAGAGCCTGTGTTCGCTGTACCTGCTGTGCCTGTGCTCGGCCAAGAACCTGCACCACCACCGCCTGAACCGCCTGCAAGACCCGTACCGCTGCTTAGACCACCACCACCGCCTGCGTAGTAACCGCTGACTCCTGTACTTGTTGCACTTGCCCAAGATGAATAAAAATTTGATCCTGCGCCGCCGACAGTTCCAACTGAAACTGTTGATGAAGAAGCGCCTGCTGCCCCTGCACCACCTCCGCCTGCTGAAGCTCTGTCAGTAAGTTGTCCGCTAATTGATCCACCAGCGTTGCCTTGTCCAGAAGTAGCTGCTCCACCAGTTCCAGTATTTACTGAGCCCCACGCCGAGCCGCCACCGCCGGAACCGCCTGCACTACCATTAAATCCGCCAAAAGAAGAAACTCCGCAACCACCACCGCCGCCACCAACTGCTGAAGTTAAAGCGCCAAGTGTTGAATCAACTCCATTAGCGCCATTAGCACTTGAAGAACCTGCACCGCCGCCACCAATGACTACGGAATATGAATTTGGCGTTAATGTTTGAGTTGTGAGTGGTAAGAAACCACCTGCACCGCCGCCACCGCCAATAGGCCCACTATTATTTGAGGCACCACCACCACCGCCACCAGCAATTATTAGAATGTCGCAGCTTAAAGAAGCACCAGTAACACTTAAAGTTCCACTACTAGTAAACACACGATAATTAAAACCTCCAGATGTAACAAGTGTGCCACCTGTAACTACTGCACTTGGAGCAGGAGAGAGTAATGCTGTGATCGTGTTAGCGATCATTAGCCAATAGCCCCAACAACGTACCATGTATCAGTGCCAGTCTTAATGCAGGCTGCTGACTTATATTGTGCAAGGGTAGGTGCGGCTGCTACTGCGCCAGCTGAGAGGACTGTAGTTGTGCCAGAGGTGACTGCTGAGATCGTGCAGACGCCTGCGCCAATGTTTAGGATCGTAAGAACTGTGCCAGTAGGGAATGCTACTGAGGCGTTAGTAGGGATCTTAAAGGCGATCGCTGTAGCCTTGTTCATCTGGACTAGCACCTGATAGGTATCAGTCAGAACTGCCGTGTAATCGACTGTCTTAGCTGCGCCGACAGTAAAGGCTACTAGGCCGTTATAGTCTGCCGCCGTAAAGATGTCGCCTGTTGTCGCTGGAAAGCCTTCTGCCATGATTGTCTCCTAGTATCCCATAATGGATTGTCCGATTATACCGTAGGTACTGCTCCCGACAATCAGGCCTTCGCAAATCGGCTCAAGTGTCGTGACCGTGCACTTCATGCTGTTAGGGGTTATATCCCACGCTAAACCCTGCACCTGCAAGGTCTTAACGATTGTCGAGCCATCTGGCTGGACGTTAGTGATCTTGACGTTATCAAAATAATCAAGCCCAATCATCGTGTTAGTCGGTACTGCTGTATCTAGAAGATCGACAGTCATAGCATCAATGCGGATTGTTGTCTCAGCTCTAGTTGCTACATATATCTTGGCGATGTCTAAGACTTGAGCATCTGTCTCAGGGATCATTTCGGTTACTGTCATGCCATGAGGAAAATACTTAGCTGATGAAGTTGCGTCTGTTGCAGTCTGGGCTGATCCACCGACGCGTGTCATGCTGGCTTGATTAATGATGAGCTTGTCGTCAAAGGCGTATTTAAGGTCTGAATAGGGAATGCCCGTGGTCTGGTTAAACTCTATCGGAGTAGCGGCTAGTGATCCCACGACATCCGTGCGATCCTTAAATTCAGCTGTGCCATCTGTACGGATAAAGAATGCGCCCTGCTCTGCAAATTCTGCCGCTTTCAAAGCTGCAAGAGAAGATCGAGCAGTTCCCGGATCTGCCTGAACTGTAGTCGATCCTGTATCTGTAATTCTCATTGATGTAGGGAATGAAACTTGATTAAGAATCTTGGTGATGCGTGTGCCTGTTGTCTGGCCAGCAGTTGCATCTGTCACTGTAGCGACGTTAGCCATTTGAAATAATCTGAATGCATCTGAGCAAACGATGTCGACGTACCCTAATTCTTGCCCTGTTGGATAGTAATACTTATACGAATCAACATAACCTGAGAATAAAAATTCTTGAGCTGTGGCTGTCGTGGCTGCCACACGAATTTTGCGAAGTGGAGTTAAGTAGCCGTAATACGGACTGGATACATTCTGAGGGTTGAAATAAGAATCAGGATCAAGAACTCGCACGGTGCATGTGCCAGTTTCGTAGGTGTCACGCATGACATTACGGCCACGGCTAATCCTGATTGATCGAGTGACATCGCTAAGATCGACGACTGGATCAGGTACTTCCGTTGATGCAAATTGTGACACTCCAATGACACCGTATTTCGCATCTCCAACCGTAAAAGGGTAGCCGAATGTAGCACCTTGGCTAAAGTCAAATGAAACCGAAATAGTGGCAGGGAGACTCATAGTGCGATGGTACCCTGCTTATTTCCAAATCTATTAGTCTGGCTAAATGATCCAGAAAGTGAGTCATTGATCTGGCTATCACGGATCGCTCCGCCAACTGCCTGACCATCAAGTTCTACTGTAATGTTGATTTGAGGATTAACTCCAGCGATAACACCTGCACCTAAGCCGCCCATAGGGCCGACTTGGCCATAAGAATTAGCAGGAACATTGAAGTCTGGCATTACTCCACCGCCACCGCTTGAAATCGATCCTTGAGTAGTGAGTGGAGCCATTCCGGGTGCTACCCAGTTGCGATAAGGATTAGGAGCTTCTGGCGTTGCCAATAGAGCAGCCTGAAGTAGAGCATTATTCTTAATGGCTGTCTCTAGTTGAGAAGATAATTTAGTGGCAGCCGTATCATTCTTGTCGAGAAGTGCAAGCTGTAAGTTGAGCGATAGTTTATCTGTTTCGCTTATCTTGCCCTTGAGGGCTGCCTCAATGCCGATACGATCTAATTCCAGAGTACGAGCAGCCTTATCTAGAGCCGCCTTTTTAAGAGCATCTGTAGCCGTCTTGGCCTGCAACTTTGCCAATTCTTTTTGACGCTTTAACGCGTCGGCTTCGGCCTTCTTTTGTTTAGCAAGGTCAGCTGCGCTTGTATAAATACCAACGGGCATCGAGCCTAAGTAGCCAATCTTTATGCGATTGAATGACGCCAAGAATGCTTTCTCTTGAGAGTCGATAATTCTCATGACTTGATTCTCATAGTCATCGAATGGATTGAAGGCGGCTAGAATTGCTTGGTCGCTTGTTAAATAATAAAGTTTCTTGAACCCGAATACTACTTGAGCAACCATGTCAGCAATTTTGCTAGACAGGGCTTCAATCTTGGCCACGAACTCGACAGGGTCTCCAGCTGCAAAAACTGAGACCAGAGAATCAACTAGAGCGCCGCCGATCTTTTCCTGCGCTTCTCCTGCCGCTGTAGAGATTAACTCGAACTTGCCAGCGTATGTGTCAAGATAGGCAGCATTCCCACCCTTAAATGTGGCAGCGAATTTAGCCTGCACATCGGCGAACTTCATTGTCTTGAGCTCGGCCTTGGTAAGTCCTAAGCCGTACTTGCTAAGCCCTTTAGTGTTTCCAACATAAGCCATCGAAAGATCGTTTACTACGGTCTCATAATCGACGCCAGAGCCGCGAGAGATGTCTAGAGCTTGAGTAAGTAATTCTTGAGACTTAGTAACTGATCCTGTGGTCTGTAATAAGCGCTGCATTGCCGGACGTAATTGATCGTCTGTAATTCCAGACATAGAAGATAGTTCTGAGATATAGCGCTCAATGCGTGGAGTTTCAAAGCCTAGGCCTAAATTCTTTACAGACATCGCTAGGCGAGAAGCCGCCTTCTCATCTGCTATAAATGCCTTAGCGGCTGCCTTACCAAAATTGATAACAGCGGCAGTCGATAGACCGATGCCAGCTGCGCCTGCTAGTTTCTTAAAATCCTTCGTAAGACCTTTGACGCCTTTATCAACATCCTTAAATGCTTTCTTGCCTTTATTTTCTACAATTATGGGCAGTCTTAACTCAGCCATTGGCACTCCCATTGAACTTAGCGGCAGCCTTTTCAAGCGCCTTGATTACTCCAGCCTTAGCTCTGCCTTCATCTTCTTTGTAAGCCTTATACATGGCGCGGCCTGCCATCTTGCCAGCGCCTGCTAGTTGCCCTTGTAAACGTGGAGTAAAGCGACCACCGATCCCAGATTTACGGCCAGCCGTCTCAAAGATCGCACCTGCCGCCGTCTTGTTATGGATCGATACAGTCGATGACCATCCTTCGCGGTTAGGCTTAGTAGGTGTCAACTTATAGCCGATGCCGCGTCTTACTTCACCTGCATCGTACATTGGGAACGTCGCAGTCTTGACTTCATGCTTAACGAATCCAGACGGCATGTCACTATTAGATGGCATGAAACCGCGAGCCTTTTTGACCAATGGCTTTAAGAATCCCACCATCTCGTCTCGTGTTGCTTTGTCTAAGTCAGGAGAAAATTGCTTAAGAGCTTTGCGTAGGTCATTAGCGCCTTTTAGCTCTGTAGGCATCGCTCTGCTCCTTCGCTCGGTCTTTCAATGCTTTCAGTAACATCTGGAGCATTGATGGATCTAAATCTATTAAAGATTGTGGAGGGATAGCCGTCTCAATGCTCAAGCGAGCAATGAGATAGTGGATGCTATCCCTGCCTAGGCCAAAGGGTCAGACTCTGCAACCTCTACACTCTTTAGAGTTTCGAGAAAATCTGGGCCGAATGGCTTGACTGTGACTCCACTTAGTCGAAGGCCTTCCCATGCAAGCCAATAGACATCTGACTGCTTTTCATCATCGCGAAACGCTTTGTGAAATCCCTTTTTAGCATATAGCTCGAACGCGTACTCCAATCGAGGTGTGATCTCGATATTCGTAACGCTATCGTCTGCCATTGTGACTATTAACTTTGCCATGCTATGCCCCTTTGTTTAGTTTCTTAGAATGTGCCTGTTGTAGCAACTGCTACTGTACCAGAGACGTTGAATGTGAGGCTCTGTGTTGAAAGGTCCCCGACTGCGCCGTTGATGTCTGTAGTGTTATTGATAAGACAGGTCATTGTGTAAAGAGGGTTAGTCGCTGACACGGCTGTTCCCTTGGTCTGTAGAAGTACCACTGTGACGTTAGTTCCCCATGCAGCCTGCAAAGTCGCTAGGACGTTGGCAGATGCTGTGTCATTGAGGAAATCAATAGTTACAGATGAAGCCTCAAGTCCCTTTACAAACTTATGACCTGAGTCACCCATCGCAGTTACTTCTAGTTCATCAAAATTGCGGTTAAGTGTTACAGCTGTAACGTGGTCTGATAGATCGACGGAATTAACCTTCACGCCGACGTTATTGGTCATGAATACTGCCATGAGATTATTCCTCGTCTTTCTTAGTAGTTACTGGCTTTGATGGTGCTACCTGCCCGATTTTGATCAGGAAGGCCTCTTGCTCTTTTTCCCACTCGGACATTTTAGCTCCAACTCGTTAGGACTGAGATATTGATATTGCAAGTTAGTAGATCACCTGAAACGGCATTGAGAACGGCTGGAGCCGATACTTCTGTGACGTTGTAAGTGTAGGTCGATGCAGCGAGCAGGTTGAAAACCCGGACGATGTTATCTTCCATCCCGTTAAGGTTGCCTTCATTATCAAGCAAGGGAACCATGACGGAAATTACGAAATTGGCCATTGGCGCGATTGTATTTCGCCAGCCGTTAGATGGTGTGATGTAAGGATCGGCTGGCGCGACTATAACGCTGTTGGCAATAGGTGTTGCAGGTGGAAATGAAAAAACCGAATACATTGTATTATCTGTAAGAGCTGAGGCGATGCCTGCGCGGAGTGTTGATATGGCGGCCATTAGCCCACCATTGAACGCGGATCAAGATAAGGTGCAAGCAAGCCGCGAACCCGAGCAAGCAAGGTGTTACCCATGCGGTAAGGAGATGGAGCGTAACCGTCGATAGTGACGCCGCCGCTTGATGGCGCTTGGCGAGACTGCCAGATGTCAATCGAGATCATGAGAGATGCTTCTTGGATTGCCGGAATCGTTGTGTAATCAACAGTCGCCACGACTGCTACTTGTCCAAAAGGCGCAACCGAATGTCGAGGTTGTGCTGTTGGACTACCTGTGACTGCATAAGTAATGGAATCGTCGCTTACACCCGTGATTGCCTTAGATCCATTATGAGGTGCGCCATTGCCACTTATCACGACTGTCTGACCAACATAAAATATGTCTATGATTGATTGGTCAAAATACAAAGTGCCTTCTGTAGTCGTATTACTGTGTCCAACATTAAATGTGTAGTTATTCCATAGAAAGGGCAATAGGACGTTATCTGCCGCGTCGCATACTTCTTGCAGGGTTGCGTCAGCGTAGAGACTGCCTACGCCTAGCGCTGTGCGAAGTTCTGCAATTGTTGTCAGACTCATACTATTATCCTTTCTAAAGACTCGAGGGGCAGAAGGGCACTGCCCCTCGAGCGACTTAGGGTATTGCTTATGTTAGGTTGTAGCGACGAACGCCCTTGCCTGACTTACCAACGTAAATTGCGAGGTAGCCGTAAAGTGCGATCTGGATTTGACCTGTACCGAGCAAGTTAACGCGAAGCTCTGTAGCTGGTGATTCCCATGTGTAAACAGATCCCGGAGCAACCAAGAATGCTGAATCATCGATCACGCCAGCTGTTGTGATGTTGTGATCTACGATAAGGTTAGCACCAAGAACGTTGCCGACTGTTGATCCCTGTGATACTGCACCAGAAGCATTTTGTGGCTGTGATGCTGCATAAAGAGGACGCTTGTTATCATCGGCATAACCCATGATTGCAGCCCACTGATCAGTCGAAGCTACGAGCTGGTTAGCGTACTCTCCACCTGTTCCCTTGTATGCTGCTGCTGATTCTGTAGCGATGAATGACTGTAGTCCAGCTGCTGTTGCTGCTGTTGAAGTTGCAACTGTTCCAGATGTAGCAAATGCTGATAGAAGCGCTGTATCTGTTGCTTTCTCGTATGCCTTGCGGAGTTCTGCCATAAGGAGTTCCATGAATGCAGGAGATGAACGGTCGATCAACTCGAAACTGACTTCGTTCAGGCCACTGTACTTTTGAATCGAGACCGTATCGTAAGCACTTGTCATGCCTGTCTCAGATGTTGATGCGCCTTCGTTAACAGCTGCAACTGTTGGTGCAACGTTAGCTGATGATGCATTTGTGTAGAGACGTGGAATGGTAAATGACATTCCAGAAATTCCTGCAAGTGATCCACGAGTCACAGCGTTAAATGCTGGGCGACCTGAGAATGTATCTGTCAAGAATGTGTTGAGGTGTGAAGGTAGTGTTAGACCTGTGTTTGTTGATGTTGAGTCATCAGCTGCGCGAAGGGTGCGACGAGCTTCGTCATCTCCCATTGCTGCCTTGATGCTTGCATCGAGGTACTGTGATGATGTAAGTGGAGCAATACGCTCTCTTACTGTTAATGCCGCTGCAACTGTTGGGCGAGCCGCTTCTACTGCCGCTGCTTCAACTGCTGGAGCTTCTACCTGTGTGGTATCTTCCACGACTGGCTCGCTTTCTGTTGGTTGGATTTCTTCAGCGTCGGTCTTTTCCTCGGCTGCGATCTCTAATACTTGAGCAGACTTAAATGCTGGCTCGGTTACTAGAGAAACTTCTTTTAGTTTTGCAGATGACACTACGATGTGACCATCGCGTGAAGGCTTTGATGCGATAACTTCTGCGCCTACAGAAAGTCCGGATACGAGACCTTCTTGCGCTTGGATCAGTGCATCGTTGCCGCCCGTAGAGCGTGAGAGCTTGAATGTGGCATAAATGCCGTCTGCTCGCGTCTCGGCTGAAATCATTCGACCTACAGGCTTCTTGATGTCATGCTGAGATAGCAATTTGATCTTAGAGACATCTTCGATATTGATTGCGCCAGCTTCGAATACGACGCCGCCCATGTTGGTGTTACCGATCTCGCCTGTTCCCATTGGCACGATCTTGCCTGAGATTTCGCGGCGATCTTCGTTGCATTCAATAGACGATGCTTCAATGATTAGAGTCTCCATTAGAGTCCCTCGCTTCCGTTTGGTGTTAGGTCTGTCATTGCCATTGCTTGCTCTGTGGTGATAAGGCCTAGGCTAAGTAACTTTTCTAGTACCTGAATTTCGACTAGAGGATCTTGCTTCAAGAATGTATCGCCCACACAAAATTTGACTTCATGGCCAGATGTAGAGATGTCATCCATAGATAGGCGAGATTGGATCGCCTGAATGTAAGGCTCGATGGATAGCGCGTAAAATTGCTTACGCTCGTCTTGAACGTTTGCATAAGTCATTGTCGTATTCTGATCAGCTGAAAGATAATAGGCTGGCACGTTCATAGTGCGTGCAATTTGAGTGCTGAGATTCTGAATGGCCTCGTTATACATCATGTCTTTTGGTGTGAATGAGACTGGATTGTAATCAAGAGTTGAAGTCAGGTAAGCCGTAGAATTACTTTGACGAGCGCGCTTCCATGCAGAGATTAAACCTTGAACCTCAGCCGGTGGCAGATCAGCGCCAGAATTTTTCAGAAATCCCGTAGGTTGCGGATTGGCGGAGTTAGTCGCAGCTGCGCGCTCTACATCAATGGCTGCTTGAATCGTGCGGCTGCCGCGATCAAGGACTCCTTCATCAAAGCCCTGAATTGTAACGATGTCATTCATGTCGATTGGCTTCATGTCAACGTAATACTGTGTGACCATGATGCCTTCAAGATCGGTAGTAAAGGTAACGCGAGAATTAGCAACCCACTCGAAAGATGCTGGACGGCCATCCTCGGAATAACGCTCAGTGACGAGAAGATAAGCAACGCCGTAGAAGAGAAGACTGTCAACGCACCAAGTAAGGGTTACGAAACTTGGCTGATTCTTTGAGAGCTGCTTAATCCATCGAGGCGGAGCAATAACTTCGCCAGTGGATGTTTTGTAATACTCGAGAGGGATCGATGCAACCGTGCCGCAGATAAGGTTACGGGCTCTGGCCACGCTAGGCACTGACATTGCGTCATGACGCGAGACACGGGCGAAGATCGCGTTGTAAAGAGAGGGCATATTCTCGCCCATGACCTGTGGCGCGTATTGCGCTTCAATGACTTGCGGCTTACGCGAGAAGATACCCATAGAGGGCAATTATACACTACTCGGTATAAATAGCCGCTATTTGTTGAGGTTTCATCAACATGCTTACGACCATGGCTAAACCAATCGGCGCAGATATATCGCCAGCGCTTTTACGTTTAACGATTCGCCATGATGAGTCATTTACTTTAGCTGCGCAGTTATTCATCTGTTGGATCAATTCGGCTTGGCCATTGTGGACTACTCGATGATTTACAAGGCCATCCAGTAAATCAGAACAGGCTTGGTAAAACTGTTGACCAGATACGTCTTTAGTTATCTGACCTGCATTGGCCAATCTTTCCGCGATCGATTGAGTCGCGTATTTATCAAAACAAATCATCTTAGGTCGATACTGGTCAGCCCAGCCTTTGATCTCAACTGCGATCTTGAGATCATCTACCGAGACTTGGCTTTCCCACGTCTGTAAGATTCCCACTCCGATTCGCCCGTCACCCATAATGCAACCAGCAACGAGGCTCGCATTTCTGCGAGATGGAGATACATCGAAACCAAAAACTGTGTAACTACCCGGTGGAATTTGGAGTGTGGCGTCGGATGTTTCCTCAAGTACGCCGTGAGGCCATGGACTCTGGAGAGAATCAATCCATTGACATAAAAGCTCAGTTCTAGTGTCCTCAATTTTGTTAGTTGCCACAGCTTCTTCAAGTGTCTCCTCTGTAATGGTATAGCCGAGGGCTGGATTAGCCAGCGCCCAAGCATTTCGGTCTGTGATCTTGCAGTATTGCGGTGCTGAGTATTCGTAAAGTGCAAAAGATTTAGGCGGATTAGATAAAGCTCTTTCTCTCAATGTGTTAAGCGTTTCAGAGAAGGCGTCCCCGGCATTCGACGTCAATAGTGTCTGGGCATTGGCACGAGCGCGAGTCGTAGGTATTGCAGCTGTGTATCCATCTTTACTGACCTCGCGGAGCTCATCAATCCATAATATATCGCAGGTCCTGCCGCGACTGGAATCCCTAGTGTCGCTTACGAGGTCAAGTGTTGCACCATTGAGTAGTTCAATGCGCTCTCCACCGTTAGCGTAGCGGATTGCTTTGGTGCCAGCTTTGAGGTGAGGTGCATTCTCAATGATCCAGGCAATTTCACGGAAGGTCATCAGAGCAGTCGCTCGGTTGGAAGACATGATTAAAGCCTTGGTTTCTCCACCGTAAAATAGGCCCCAGATTATGCGCATTCGACCTAAATGTGATTTTCCATTCTGTCTTGCTATGAGAAGCAATGAAGTCTTGCGAATGTACATCCCTTTAGCATCTATTCGCATCATGTCATCGAGGACCCACTTCTGCCAAGGTAGTAATGGCATGCCTAAGTCTTCTGCCATCTTGGCGATCTCATCTGAGCGAGTTTTGCCCTTGAGAAGTGGGCTGTGAAGCCTTGCCTTGGTTGCCCCTCGCAGCGGCTGTTTACGAGCTGCCATTACTCAGGACTGTCTGTGACTGGTCGTGCTGTAAAGGGACTGTCCGGCATCGACTTGGACTGCATCGGGGATATTAAGGCAGA